ATGTACTATCTCGATAGGGCGAAGTCTGACGGCATCGACGTTGACACCTGCACATCGGCCGATCTTGAGAGATGGCTATCTAACCCTGCATGGAGCATAGAGACAGCAAGATCAGCACGGTCAACACTTGTAGCGTATTTCACATGGGCGTTCCGTGCTGGGATTAGAGCGGATAACCCGGCTAGCGATCTTCCCACCATTTCCGAACGCCCTCCCTGCCCTAAGCCGCTGCCTGATCAGCTTTACCGGAAAGCGCTACAAGACGCAGAAGGGCTAGACCGCCTAGCGATACGGCTAGCCGGTGAAGCCGGGCTGCGGCGCGCTGAGGTGGCGAAGATTCACAAGCGCGATATCGAAAATGATTTGCTCGGCTATTCGCTTCGCGTTCATGGAAAGGGCGGCAAAACTAGGCTAGTGCCGCTCTCGGATTCCCTTGCCCGCGAGCTGCAGCGCGCTGCTGCAGGCGGTTGGGCGTTCCCGTCGCCGGTCACGTCTGACCACCTGACAGCTGGCTGCATCGGCAAGCGCGTGGGCGATCTGCTACCGCCCGGCTATTCCATGCATTCCCTTAGGCACCGCTTTGCAACTGTAGCCTATGCGAAATCGCAGGATATTCGGGCCGTGCAAGAGCTGCTAGGGCACGCGTCACTGGCTACCACACAAAGATATGTAGCAACCAGTGCGGCGCGCCTGCGCACCGTGGCTAACCTTGCCGCCTAGCGCGCTGCCGCTTTTTCATTTCACGAAATTCGCGATCGTGGCCGTCGAGACGGCGCGCTAACAGCTCATGCGTAGTTACAGAAGATTTGGCTAGGTGCTCGACTCGCTCGGCGAGGGAATCAATTTTGTCGGCAAGTGAATCAGGCGCGGCCGCGATCTTCGCGGTGTCGCGCTTGACGTTGCGAAAGCCTGCGAAGGCGGTCAGCAGCGCGGCGAGCCCAGCGAGCCCGCCGAGGGCGTTAATCACTTCTGCCATGTGGCAATTCCTTCCGTGGCGTGGTGAATTCTTCGAGCCAATCGAGCAGGCCGGTCGGCTTAAAGACGGTGTAGACGGCTTGCCCAGCTCCGACGACGGCGCCTATCCAGATAGCCGTCGTTTGCCAAGTGGCCGGGTACTGCTTGAAGAGCAAAACGGCAGCGGTTAGGCCGATGTAGAAAGCAAGGGCCGTGAGCCGCTTTTGGGTCGATGTCCATTCTGATCGCGTAATGATAGCGGTGAGAACGGTAACGAGGGCGCCGAGCGCGGTAGTGAGGGTAATGGTCATGATAGCCGCCGGTTGACTTCGGCTTGTACCGCTGCGTACTGGTCGCCGAGTGAGCGACGGCGCGCGTCGCCGTTACCGTGCAGCCCAGCTAGGACCTCATCAGCTAGCTGCGCGATCGACTTCCCCGCCGAGTGCGGTGCTAGCCGCCGGTTCACTTCTGCTTGTACGGCTGCATACTGGTCGCCGAGTGAGCGACGGCGCGCGTCGCCGTTACCGTGCAGCCCGGCTAGGACCTCATCAGCTAGCTGCGCGATCGACTTCCCCGCCGGTGCAGCTGGTGCAGTCTGCTGCGGTACTGGTGCAGCAGTAGCAGCATTGAGCCGCTGCGCCTTATCCCAGATATCAAACAATGCGCCGTACCACTTGCCCGGGCACGCGGTCGAAGCATGGTCACGGTGGCCGCGAATGCGCTTAATTGAGGGGTAAGCGCGAAGGATATCAGCCACGAGCTCAACGACGGTCTGAAAGTCGCCTGCGGTCATTTCGGGGCGGCATTCAATCGTGATTGAGACCTGATTAGATGAGAAATTCGAGTTAGTCCACGGGGTATCATCTGGGTCTACGATGCACGCGACGCGCCCGGCTTCTGCGACATAGGTCGATGACGACGACCCATTAGGACGGCAAAGCCAACGCACAACAGAATCAAAATTCTGGCCTTCTGCACCCCAATGGTGAATAGTAATTTCTTCAGGCGGGCGCGGGCGGCCGGGGGTGAAGTTCGGCGAGGTATGCCGCGTAATGTATTCATAGCTTGACATTGATTTTCCTTTCTTAGGACTTGATAAGTCGCCAGCCCAGCCGGGTCGGCGCGCCTGCGAAATCCCAACCGATCTGAATCACGCGAATTTCATCGGTGATGGAATTCGTGGCAGATTTCTGCGCCACTGTGACCGCTGCGGTGCCCATAACGAAATACTCGAATTCCCATCCGCTCGGCGGCTGAAACGGGCGGGTGACCGTCGCCGAGCGGTGCCATACGTTGCCGCCTGCCGACGTGAATGCGCCCTGGGGGAAAGACATGACGCCAGACTGCCTATACCAGGCGCCGTTAATGCGAATCTCATTATTATTCATGCGGGTGATTAGGCTCTGCGCGTCATCATCGGCTGATGCAAGGGCGTCGTTCAGGTCTTGCGCTGTGAGCGTTTCACCTTCTTGAAACGTTTTCACTGTTTTCCTTCCTATGAAAGGCCAATAGTCGTTGTCCACGACGTCGGCGTTATATTTTGTCGAATGCTTGTGATAGTCATGTCCGCGCGATCACCACGGAATGAAACGGCGTGCAGTTCGCCGAGATCGACGCCAGACACGGCGGTGAGTGTGGCCGGGTCAAAGTGTGCAGCGGTTTTCTTCCACGGTGTCACGGTCACACTCTTGACTACTTGCCGCGGTGTATAGTCGCGAATCTTTTCTTGTAGTAGTAGTTCGAGCTGCGCGGTCGAGTAGGCGGCCGTGTCTATCGTGACTTTGTTGCGTCCATAGGTCGCCGCGAGGGTTTCGTTAGTGGCCCGCAGTGTGGTGGTCGTATCTTGCCAGTCGCCTTCGATCTTCGTCGCAGTGTGATTGGTGGCTTCGAGCGTGGCTATGAGGTCTTCGGTATCGATCGTGGCATCGGCGTCGTGAACTCGGACGGTGGTGAGCGAGGTCATCGGCCGCCCGGCAGCGAATTCGATCTTCCTATCGGGTGTGATACCGCGCGTATCGATTGCCCTGATTACGCCGTCCCTGTCTGCCCACCATGTCACGCCAGCGGTCGCCGATAAAATATCGACGTATTCGGTCAAACTTGCTTCGGTGGCGAGTGACCCAATAGCGGGCCGGGTTTGGCCCGGCGAGAGTTGGAAGGCGTGCGGGAAGTCGCCCAAAATATCTTCAAGGGCGGCTGTCCAATGCCGGGCATCGGTCGATGTCGATTGGTATTTATCGACGGCGGAAAGCTCAGCAATCCTATCGACCGCTTCGATCGTCACATCGTATTTGCCGGTCTTGAACGGCGTCGTGATGGTCTTGCGAATCTTGCCGGTGAATAGGCGGCGTCGCGTGACCAGATCAACGAGAATAATATCAGTGCCGCGGATGAGCTGCGACGCACGCGGCTCCAACTCGTTATATATGCGCGCGGTGAGGGTGCCTATCTCGCCCTTGCCGGTAAAGCCGTTGAAGTGTAGGCCGCGCCATGTCGTAATGTGCGTGACCGGGGCGGTAATGTCGCACCACCATTGCAGGCCGGGCTTTTCGCGCAGGATGCCATAGCCGAGCCGTGAAACGCCTAGTTTGAAATATTCGGTGGTGTATTTCAGATCGGGGAAAGTCAGGCTCCCTAGGCGGGCTTCACCGAGCTTCGCCGAGGCAGTTTGTGGGCGTGGCAGCCACGCCATGAGAGCGAAGCGGTGCGGGCCTTCGAGCTCGCCGTCTAGGTGCAACTCTAGCGTGACTGAGATTCGGGACTGGCCACGCCCTAGCTCGCCCTTGAACTCGATCAGCGCAGGGCGCGAAGGATCGATCTCGAATGTGCGATACGTAAGAGCCGGATAGGTGCCAGCCGGGAAGTTGTATATCTGGCCTTGCACGCGCAGATATGTTTTGCCGGTCGATTGGCCGGTGCCCACGTTAAAAGCGATGTTTACGCGGTATTTACGCGCCGGGGAAAGGCCTTGCAGCTGCAGCCTTCCGCCGGTTGGGGTGGAGAGCGGGGCAGTGATCGAATTGCCGTCGAATTTCCAGCCGTCGCCTTCGAGCACGTCGCCTTGATTGGCAGGTGCAATGATCATGAGAGTCGCCTTCCTGAGGTTTCTTCATATTCGCGAATCGCATTGACGATGATGCGGCCGGTCTCAGGTGTCGTGTGCAGCTGGTGGACGTGAATCTCATACCGTGCAGCCGCAGCGGCTGCGGGGCTGCCGGTGAGCTGCAGCCTTCCGCCGGGTGTCACCATCGAGGGCAGCGCGCCGGTCAGCCCGCCGAGCGATTCGCGCACGGCACCATATTGCGATTCAAGACCGCGAATGAAGCCGCCAATCACTAGCCGCCCATTTTCCATGAGTAGCACCTTGTCCAGCGGTTTCGGACCTTTCCAGCTAGGCAGCCATGACGTGAGTTGGCCTAGCTTTTCCTTCACCTTGGAAAAGCCCGATGTGATGCCGCGAATAAAGCCGCCAATAATTTCGCTGCCAGCGTTCCAGAGCGTTGATCCCACGTTACCGATGGCAGAGACAACCTTTCCCGGCAGCTCCGATACGAGTGAGGTCACGCGCGCGATGCCGTCCGAAACGGCGCGCCTAGCATCGCTCCACGCCGTCGTTATCGTTGTTGTGAACCGTGTCCACGCACCGGACCAGTTGCCGTTAATCAGGGCCGAGACGGCCCCAAAGATTCCACCAATGAAGCTAGAAATGCCGCCAATGATGCTAGACACAATTGCCCACGCGCCACTAACAACCGATGAGAAAAGCGCCCATGCGACTGACCACATGCCGTTAATCAGGGCCGAGACGCCGGAAAAGACGGCAGAAATCACAGCGATCAGCGGGGTGAGGACAGTGCTAATAACGGAAACTGCGGTAGATACGGCGGATGAAATAAGCTTCCATGCCATGATGAAGCTGTCTTTCGCGAACGTCACGGCTGCCACGACGGCACTAAAGACGGCGCTCAGCGTTGGCCAGACGTAGGTTTGGAACCATGCTACGACGCCGTTGACAACGGTCATCACGTTGGTCCAGACATTGTTTACCGCGGTCCTGAATCCTTCGTGCTGGTTGTAGGCCACGATCAGGCCGGTGACTAGCGCAGCAATGGCAGCCACGATCAGGCCGATCGGGTTAGCGCGCATCGCAGCGTTGAGCAGCGTTTGGGCGGTTGTGAACGCGGTCATGATCGCCCGAGTGGTGGCCATGACGCGGGCGATCGCAGTGAAGGCCACGACGGCAGCGCCGATAGCTGCCGCGATCGGAATAATGGCGCCACGGTTTTCCCAGAGCTTTTGGACCATGGTAGTTAGGGCCGGGATGAGCGTGCCGCTAATCCATGTGGCCGCAGTTTGCAGCGCCGGGATAACCCGGTCAGCGAATTCGGACCCGACCCGCTGCAGCACTGGCAACGCCTTTTCCTTAATAAATGTAGAAAGGCGTTGCAGGGCAGGCAGCGCCGTGTTTTCTATCCAGCCCTTCAGACGTTCTAAGGCCGGGCCGAGCAGCGTCGTGAAAGCGTCAACGGCTTTGGTCACGATTGGCAGCAGATACGTGCCAATCGTGGCGGCCGCGTTTTCTAGCTTAGCTTTGAGTATCTGCAGCTTCTGCGCGAGCGTGTCACCTTCACGTCCGAACTTTCCGTGCATGTCGACCGTCTGGTCCATGATGAGCGCGAGCGTGGCAGCCTGCTGCGCTTCATTCGAGAAGCTCCCACCAACCTTTTTGAAGCCAAGCTCTGCCGCTTTGGCATCGATAGCGGCCTGCCGTAGCGAGACGCCATAGCGCTCGATTGGGTCACGCTCGCCTTTGAGAGCAGAGCTAATAGCTTGCACGGCGTCCACAGTCGAGCCGCCGAACCCTGCAGCGAGATCAGCGCCGAGCGTGATCAGCTCGTTAGTCTTCCCAGCGAGCTTGTCAATCGACGTGCCGCCGTTTTTCAGCTGCGTGCCTAGCACTAACGCTAATTCATTGTAGGAATTCTTCGAAAGACCAACGCTAGTCGCAGCAGCATCCGCAAGATTGTGCATTTGCTTGGCAGCCTGCTTGAACACATCATCAATTGCGCCAGCTGACTGCTCTAGATCGCTTGCAGCGCTGACAGCCTTCCGCCCAATCGCAATGGCCGCCACGCTAGCACCGGCAGCAGCCGCGGCGAGTGCAGCAGCGAGCTTCTTCGCGCCGCTTGCGAGCTGAGTTAGCCCAGAGCTTTTGCCCGCTTCACGCATCGCGCTGTGAAACTTGCGCGTGTCTGCGAGGACGGAAACAATCACCTTCTGGTTAGCCATGCTTCTTGCTCTTTCGGTTGTGTGCCTTCACGATCGCTTCACGCTCGGCAAGCGTCAGCGTCCAATAGTCTTTGGGCCGCCAATGGAACTCAGCGACAAATGCAGCCATTTCGCTAAGCTCGGCGGCGCCTATTTTGAGATTTCATCCAGCAGCGCAGCGAGCCGGGCACCTTTCGGGCGCGTCACCTTGGCAGCCTTTTCGATAAGCGGCACGAGCGAACTAATCGGCATCTCGTCGATTTCCTTGCGTGTGATCTTGGCGTGCCCTAGGCGGCGGGCAGCGATCAGCGCCATGTTGCCTAGCATCGTTGCGGGGTCATCGTCACTGGCATCAGCGAAGAGCACGAATTCCGCGGTGGTCACTGACGACATGAATGCCGTCAGTGTGTCTTCTGAGAGGTCAAAGTTAAGAGAGGTAATGTCCACGAGCCATGTCCTTATAGGTCGTTGCGGTCTAGGATTTCGCTGATTCCATCGAGCAGGCGGCGATAGACGTCGCCCTGTGTGGCTTGCAGCGCTTTGGTAAGGTATTCGGTCGCGGGCAGCGGCATCCGCCGCCCGGTGGTCGTTGTGAAGCCCGGCGGCGTCCCGTAGTGCTGAATAGAGGCATACGGGACGGCCCGCGAGCCTGCGCGCACAACGGCTTTTGTTTTTCCGCGGCCAGCGCGCAGCGTCTTACGCAACGCGCGCGAATCTGTGGGTACGCGGCGTTTCGCGTCTTTAACAACGATCATTCCGAGGTCATGCATAAGGCGGCGCATGTCTTGCGCGTCAGCACCTGCAGCTTCAAGGCTGCGTGAGAGCTTCGCCCAGCCGGTAACGCGCAGCCGCACCGGCCCTTCTGTGATGACCAGATCTCCGCTAGGCATTATTCTGTAACCACTTCAGGCTTGCCGAGCAGCTTGCACTGCGCTTCTGTGGTGAACGCGGTCGTTCCTGCTTCGCCACCGAATTCGGGCGGGCGCGGCAGAATGAGCTTGCCCTTCAGGTGCGGCTCTGTGGACGTGGCCTCTTCGTTGCCGTGCGGGGCTAGGATGAATTCGCATTCCTTGCCCTCATTGCTCCAGATCTTCATAAAGAGCGATGCCGGGTCGGTGGACTGAACCAATCCGAGGTCTAGCAAGAATTGCGCAGAGTTGCCCTTTTCGACATCTTCGAAAGTGGTGACGTCGGAATCCTTGTCTTCGGTCGAAATCTTGTACGAGGTGAGATCGCCCTTGTATTCAGTTTCGTCGATCTTGAGAGAGAGCTTAGAGCCCTTCAGGCGGGTGGAACCCATGAGGTATGTCCTTTCAGGAGAAGTTAATATGAGAAATCAGGGTGATGGTGAAGGCGGGGAAAAGGTTGCCGTGAGCGTCTGCCATGTTGAAGAGCTCGCCTGCTGATTCGACGTCGGCAGCGCCGGTGTCACGTAGGGCAATCCAGATTTCTTGCGCCGCCTTTTCTTGCTCTAGGCGAGCACTGGCAGCGTCGAAGGCGTCTAGAATCACGTGCGCGGTGTGGGTTGCCTTCACGGCGGTGAAGGTGTCTCCCCCACTCATAGCGCACCGCGTCGAGCAGAATCGTGCCACGGTCAAGTAGTTCGGGCTGTGTTTCATCCACGGCTAGCCCGGTGAGCTCTAGCGCGGCTATGAGCGCTTTACGGTCAGCGGTCAAGTTGTTCATGCGAATCCCCCCGGTATCCACGGCTGCATAAGCGGATATGCCATTGTCAACGGGTCGCGGGCGAGCCGGATAGCGCCGTCATGCTCACCGAATGCGGCGAATACGCCACCGGGTGACTTTTCCCGCGTTTCGAGCTCACGTGCCACCGTCGTCAAGACGTGGTTTTGCACGGTGGTCGGCATGGTGTCCCACGCCGGACCGGTGTACTTGCCCACGAGGTCGGCGGCAGTGGTGAGCAGCGCGGTCAGCGCCGCGCGGCGCTCTTGACTTAGCTCGGTCTTGCCTGAGTGCAGTGAGCTAATCAGAGAAGCCGCACGGGCTTCGTCGATGACGATCATCAGGCACCGAACTTCACGGGAACGATCGCGTCGGGGGCAACGGAAAGATGTGCGGCGTAGCCGTAAACGCTGAAAATCTTCGTCAGATTCGTGATATCCTCATCAGCCAGTCGCAGCGGCGCGCCGCCACCTTCCAGAATCTCGATCGCCTGCGAGGAATACCCGGCAAGGGCACCGGTTGGGACGGAGGTGCCAACGGCGCGGTGCACGGTAATCCCTGCGACGGTGGCGCGCGGCCGCTCGATAGTCAGAGTACCGATCTTGTCATCGGGCGCGCCGGTGAATTGCAACGCCTTCGGCATCTCATCGAGCTTTGCTAGCTTCTTGAATACGTCCTTAGAGACGATCAGGCCCTCGAAGGGATAGATCAGCTTTTCATCGTAGAAGTCAACGAGGTCGATCAGGAGGTCGGCGAGCGATTCGGCGGTGAGCCCATCGAGCTGCGCCGCGTTCGTGATCGTCGTCTTTCCCAACTGGGCCGTGTAGGCAGCTACGAAAGTCTTGACGGTTTCCGCTTCGATCGCTGCAGCGTACTGAATGGCCTGCGCACGATGCACCGTCGCGAGGTAGGACGCCGGGGCGCGCTCTACGGCCTGCCGCGAGATGACCGAATACCCGCCGTAAGTCTTGACATTGCCAGACCCGGCAGTGATTTCTAGGCGGCCCTTCTGCAGCTCGTCGCCCTGCTTGGCCTGCTCGGCAACTTTAATGGTATTGGCCGAGATCTTCGGATATTCAATACTCATGCCGGTAGCGGGCAGCGTCTTCGAATATTCGAAAAGGTTCGTCATCGGCATCTTCGCTTGCATGAGCTGAAGCGTGCGGTCCACCCACGTGGGGCGAACGCCAGTTTCCTTTGTGGTGATATCGGATGCCGAATCGAATGCGCGCATAGCAAGCGCGTCGCCGGTCACGAGACCCTTCAGGTATTCGCCTGCCGAGCGGAATTCGGCGAGCGGGTTTTCTGGCTCGGACGGGCCCGGGGTGAGTAGCGAAACAGATCGCTCTAGCTCGGAAAGCGCTGCGCGCATTTCCTGAATTTCGGTAGTCATGGTTGTGTTTTCCTTTCGGTTGCGTACTTCTTCCACCGCAGCGGACTGATAGGCGGGGAAAGTGACTAGGGAAACTTCGCGCAGCTCGGCACTGGTACGGGTGATAAAGGTCGTCCCGTCGTCGTCATAGGTGATCTGCGTTCCTTCAGGGTCTGGCAGGAACCCGATCGACACGGCGGCCAATGCGCCATCCCTTACGAGGGTGTAGGCGTCGTTACCGGCGCGCGTAGTGGAAATCTTGCCGGTAATCTGCAGGCCTTCGGGGCTCTCCTTGATATCGGTGATCGTGCCGATTGTCTCGGCGTGCTCTAGGCGCAATTTAACGCCGAGGTCAGAGCTGTGCAGCGAGCCCGCCTGAAACTTCTCTCGAACGCCGGGCCAAAGCTCCGTCCACTCTTCATAGGGGACGGCAAGGGCGGTGAAGGTGCGCTCTTCGTTCACTGCGTCTTCGAGCCGGGTTTGTAGCCGGGCGGCGCGGATTTCGAGGTTCATTGGGTTGTTTCCTTTTCTTCGATCATGGTCAGCTTCGGCAGGCCTTCCATAGCGCGGACCTCATCCGCGGTTAAGAATCCCGCGTTAATGCCGATTTGGTGCGCTTCGTAGCGTGTCTTAGTATCCGACCGCAGCAGGCCGTCTACGTTGAAACGCACATGTGTGCCGCGCGGAGCAATATAGGTGAGGGCTTCTTCGATTTCGCGCAGGTAGGCCATGAGAGTATGGCGGTAGAATTGCTGGTTTTCTTGTTCGGCATTCGAATACGTTTCGGATGTGCCGTCAAGGCTGACTAGCAGCGATTTGGCTGGGATTCCGAACATGCGGGCGATCGCGGCGACATTTTCGCGCTGTGTTTCGATAAATTCCAGCTCGGCGGGAGTGAAATATAGCTTTTGATAAGCTAATCCGTTGCCCAGCACTGCGATGCCATTTTCGTATTGCAGCATCTCGTTAGCTTGTGCCTTGTAGTCTATCGCCTGCTGTTTGGTCAGCGGCTGCGTGGTGGTCAAGATTCCGGGCGGTGCACCCCCGGTTCTAGTCCATGTTGAACCGAAATGAGCGGTGGAGATTGCGCCGTCGATCTTCGCCGCACAAGCCTGCAGCGGGCCTAACCCGTCGATTTGGCCCGGCTGCCGCAGTAGCCGCAAGTGTACGACGTCTGCCGGGTTGAGCTCATGGCCTTCAGCCTGATAGCGCGGCTTGCCTTTTTCAAGGTAGGCGAACGTGGTCAGCGGGTTGAGAATGTCAATTTCTAGGACCTCATAGCCTTGTCGCTTGACATGCCAATATGCATTACCGCGCTGCGCGAGCGACGATACCGTTTCGGCCACGAAAGCGCCAAACGAATACATGCCCAGATTTGGGCGGTTGAGGAATGAGGGGCGCTTATCGACGTCTAGCAGCTGGTTGTTGCGCCAAACGTCTATAGAGAGCTGCCGGGCGGTGGTTTGGATGATGAAAATTGCGCGGTAGACGGCATCGAGTGACGTCGCGTCGCGGCTGGTTGCCGCCCGGCTGGGCAGGTGGGTGAAGGTGGCCCGGCCGGGCAGCGTGAGTTCCGGCGTCTGCTCTGATCGTTTGACTACTACCAATCCGAGCGATTCCGCGATATGCGCCAACGGTGATTTTGTGGAACTCATGGCAAAATACTGCGAGCGATCGGCGATCCTTGCTAGCGGTTCTTGACGCTGCGTGAGAATTCTTGACGCTGCGTGGAAATCAATAGAGTTGGAACACTTCAGAGTTGAGTCGTGTAATTGCCGCGTCCTGCGCGATCGCGAGAGCACGCAGCGCATCTACCGGCCCGGCTGATTTGCGCGGGTCAATAATGCGCGCCTTTCCAGAATCGCGCAGAACGGCAGCGCCGATCTGGTCAGAGATCAGCGGTTGGCCGTCGTGCTCAATCCGGCCAGTCTTCACGCGGTCTAGGAACGTCTGGCAAGCAGTAGCGTAGGTTGAAAAGCTAATGAGCTCGGTTCGAATGCGCTCATTTTCGAGCTGCTGATACACGGTCCGGTTAGGCCCGGCGTCATCGGCGATAATTGCGCGGTAGCCGAGCCGATCGAGCTCGGCTAGCTTTGGCGCAAGCCACTGATAGCCGGGCGCGGCCGCCACCATCGAAACCGCCGGGTCGTTGGTGGTTTCTTGCAGCCATGCCGCATAGATCGTGGCCTGGCTGCCGTCGGCAGCCACATCCCAGCAGATCACGATATCTTCAGGGCGGCCGGGCCGGTAACGTTGGGCTGCGGTCGGCTGGTAATTCCATCGCAGAGAATCCCACATCGCCAGATCTATGATCGTTTCAGATGACTGCGTGGGAAGATTCAGGAACGAGCGACGCCATTCGCCGAGCGGAATGTCTTTGCCGAGATCGCGAATGCGGCGCGCTGATTGCGTATGACCGATCGCCGGATGAAATGCTAGCGTTTCGTCTGAATAGGGGTCGGCGTCGGCTGCCGCTTCGTCGGCGCTCCACTCGAAGTAGAAGCGCCGCGCAGCGGGGTCCTTCGTCGCAAGTCGGCCAGCTTCAACGTTTCGATTCATGTACTCAGAATTAGCGGTGCCCATCGTCGAGACACGCAGCAACTGCGAGAATGGAACCGTGAGCATTGTCGGTTTCGCAGCGGTTTCTAGCGCGGTGCCTTCGGTGAGCGTAAAAGCCCATTCCTCATCAATGGTAACGAAATTCCGGTGATCGCCGTGTAGTGCGTCTTCTACGGGCGGGAATGGATTGATTGCACTATTTTGAGGGAGAAAGATTAGATTTTCAGCGCCCTTGCCGCGCTGAACTTTCCAATCTGCTGAGCGCGTGCCGTGCGCGAGATTCAGCGATGCCACGAGGTCAGCCCACCGGGTGCCTGCGGCCTTGCCGGTCTGCGCGGTCATCGAGGACGTCCAGTTGCGAAAGAGTATCGCACCGGCGATGTGCATCGTCTCAATCAGATTTGATTTGCCTGACTGCCGCGGGACTGAGATATCACCTTCAGAGTAGAAAAGCTCGCCGGGGTGCTCAGGATCGAGCTCCCACGCCACATTTACCGCATACTTTTGCCACGGCATAAGCGGATAGCCGCGGACCGCTTCACTGACCTTGGCGACGATCGGCCCGAGCGTCGGCCGTGCCGGGTTACGGCGCGTGAAGTATTTCGGGCGGGCGTTAGAATTCGGGTGCGTCGTCATCGAGCTCACCGCCTAGGGCCGCGGTCGTCATCTGCTCGATAATGCCCTGTAGAGCGTCGTAGGCATCGCCGGAATCATTGCGCCGGATTTCCGGCAGCTGCGCTAGACCTTCCAGCAGCGTTTTCGTGAGCGTCGTTGTGGCTATCGAGACTTTCGCGGCGAGCATTCCACGATCAACGGCGTCCGCGATTGAACGCAGCGAATTGCCGAGAACGAGGGTCTTGCCGTTGAGCAAGCCGTGCTCGTCGAGCTCTTCTAGGTAGGCTTCGAGGGATTGGCGGTTAGGGCCGGGGCCTGCAGCGTGCTGCTGCGGGAACAGTGGGAAAATCTCGCCTTGAATCTCTTGTGCGCTCATGCGGGTGATTCCTTCCGGTTTAGGTTCAGTATTTTTTTCTAGCACTTCCCCACTTTTCGGCGGTTTTTCGCGGTTTTCGGGGCTGTGTTGGCCGTTTTTCTGGGGTTTGGGGAGGGGAGTTCCCTGCGGGCGGGGCTTCCTAGAGCGAGCCATGGAAAAAACTGGCATCGATCATGGCAGCCCGTGGCGGCTGCCGAATGCTGTCCCCTGCGCTCACATTGCATGTGAGGTGTTCCGGCCTTAGATTCTCGATGCGATCACTTCCACCTTTAGCACGTGGAAGTTGGTGGCCGATGCTGCCGCTCATCTTGTGCGGATACCGCAGCGTAATGTCGATTGGCTGTCCGCACTTAGCGCAGCGATTGCCATATATTGAGTACAGCAGCCGCATAGTCTTTTGCACATTCCTGCCGCTGATCGTCATTGCATGAGCTCCATCGCCATAACGATTTCGTTCACAGTCTGTAGGCAGCGCCGTAGGTAGTCACCATAGGCGGCTATCTGTGGCTCGAAGAGCGTGCCTTTAGATTCGCGCTCCATCGTTACCGCTGCGCCGATCATACATTGGTGCAGAGCCGCGATGCGCTGCCCCTCACGTGTAACCGGCCTGCCGGTCTTTAGATGTGCTGCGCGTAGCCGAGCTTTGTCCATGTCCATGCCTTCCCCCTATTCTCAGCAGAATCGTTTACGCAGCCACGCGAGTGAAGCACGTTCGACGTCTCCACCGTGCTGTTCTTGCAATGCTGCGATCTCGGCAGTCACCGCCTGATCACGATCTTGCTGCTGCTTTTGCTCTCGTGCTTTGCGTGTTTCTTCGTGCTGCCTAAAGGCCGCACGTGCACCCGCGAATGCCATAGGAGAGGTGTCTAGGGTGGATTCCCTCAAAGAGGAATCCCCCTTAGGGGAGAGGAGGCTAGTATTTAGTTCCGCATGGTGTGACCTGCGTGAACGCCGCGTTTCGTTTTTGATAATTGCTCCTTGATTAACATTTGCCAGACGGGCATGAGTGCGCGCGCGTCTTGCTGCACGTATTTCGTCGATCGTTGCCCGGGCGGTGTGGATTAGCTCGACTAGGGCGCGCTTTGACACCTCAATGAATGATGGGACCGGGCGGCCCGCTTGAATGCCTCCACGGCTCCATCGAATAATGCCGAGCTCTTCGAGCCGGTTCAGGCAATGCCGCGTCCATTTCTCCGACAAGGCTGTGACGTCGGCAAGCTGCGGGGCGGTCACTAGAGCCCGCCCGGTGCGATCATCGAGCAGATCGGATAGCCCACGAAGAACGACGCGGACGCCCGGCAGCTCGGCGTTGAGCGGGCCCCATCCGGCGCGCGAGAGTGATCGCATTAGTGAGGGTAAAGGCCAGTGCGCTGATGGTGTCCTAGCGCTCATCGGTGCCGCCCTTCGAGCCCTTCAGCGCGTAACCTGTAGCCGATATTCCAAAGCCTGCGCCGATCAGCAGCAGGATAAGCGTTTGCATCTCCGAGACCGTCCCGGCGTCATTCACGAGCAGCCCTACAGCGACGCCAAGCGCGAATATCATGACGATGGTCAGTACAAGAATGATCACGCCCGGCCAATTGATTTTGTAGTCATTCATTCCGGCCCCCTATTTGAATAGCCGGGCAAGGCGGGCCGTGATGCGTCGGCGTCGCGGAGGTGTCCAATTCAGGCAGTAAACGAGCACATCAAGATCGGTCGGCCCTTCCGGCGCCTGCGGGAATTCGGCTAGGTAATCATCGAGTCGGTCCACGCCAGACGCTGCGAACGCTGCAGCGTGTGTGATGCTGCAGCCAAAGGCGAGGGCGGTCCTGAATTGGTATCTAAGAAATCGGTCAGCAAGATCGTGATTCATTTTGTTTCCCTTTCGATTTTGTTACTCGGTATTCTCGGAATCTGTACGCCTATCGCAGCCAGTTGCAGCAGATCGTCTAGTGACCATGTTCGCGGTGAACTGGCCGCCATTTTCGCGTAAATGGTTTTTTCCGATAGGCCCATTCGTTTTGCGAGCCAAGCAGCTGTAACGCGCCGATCGGTTAGAAACCGTTTGACTGACATCGTGATCATCGCTTGGTAAAAGCTCATCGCTGCCCCTCACGTGTCATTAAGATGGGCGCTATGGAGGTGGAATTATGGACGCTCTGGGAATGATGAAAGACGGTGTTAGCGCCGCACGTGAGTTGAAAGCAAAGTACGATCAACGGCGCCAGCAAAAGCGATACATAGAACAATGGGACTTGGACGACTACCCGGATATTTCCGAGTTCCAGACATCTAGAGCGCTCAAGGTGGCTGGTATCACGCACCACAAGAAAGAGATCAAGCGAGTATGTAAATTTCATGGTTTCAAACCAAGTGCAAAAGACCCGCGGCATGCGATCACGGTGATTCTCCGGCAAGAGGACAATAAGCGCGCTACCGGCGGCGTCGCGGTCGGCGTCTGGTATTACGGTCTTCACCTCGGTTACGTCGCGGAAAGTGATTTGCGCCGGGTTAAACAAAGAATGGCCAAACTCAGCGACGGCAAAGATGTAAAGGCAGATGCGCGGCTCATTCACTTCGACAAGGCTGATGCCCCTATCAACGTCTGGATATCCTTCGACGCCTAACGCCCAATGGCACCTATTCAGGCGGTCGCGGTTCAACACGCGGCCGCCTGATTTCATGCAGAGAAACCTAACACTCATACGTAAAAGGTTATTACATATCGTGTTACTTGAACACACTTCATCATTTATCGGCGTTTCTCACCGTTTTGAAACTACTTATTAAGGCAAGTTTCTTTACGTTTCGCAATACTTTCGCTAGAATCGCGACATGACTACTACCGCAACAAAATACGAGGATATGAGCGACTTCACGCTATTGGTCGCTGAGAATATTAGGGCACTTGCCGCGCGGCGCGGGTTTACCCAAACGACGCTAGCCAACGCATTAGGGGTAACTCAGGGCGCTATTAGCGTTCGTTGGTATGGAAAAAGACAATGGCAATTGGAGGACATCGCAAGGGTTGCCGATGTGCTCGGAACAACGCCGTGGGCGCTTTGCCAACCCACGCCCGAATATGAAGAAAGCCAGTCAAAGCGACTGGCTCCCGTTTCTAAGCTCCCGCGGTTGGACTCGAACCAACAACCCTTCGATTAACAGTCGAATGCTCTGCCATTGAGCTACGCGGGAAAGCGACGTGAATACTTTAACCAGAAGTGCACCCGAAAGTGAAATCCAGAAGGCAGTTTTTCAGGCAATGTGTGTTTCTACACAGCCACTATGGTTATCAGCGCGTCAGCATGCACAAGCTTCACATGCCACCTCTACAAACGCCGCAGACGACCCGGAAAACCTGCTCTCATCAGCGTCTCTAATCGATCCCTACAGCTTCACGCAGTTCAGTGTCCAAAGTATCGAGCGTACGCTGATCGGCGTCGTCGATATCGACATCGACGATGATCTGCGTGAAGAGCGAATCGTCTGGGTTACGCCGAACCTGGCCACGTGCAAAAGCGCCGCTAGGCAGCTCAGCCAGCTGTGTGTAGACGATCGATCGCTCAATCCTTTCCCGGATCATCATGATCGCCAACCCGTCAGCTTCGCGTGGAATTCTAAACACCAGGGGTTTAGTACGCAGGTCAACAAAAGTAAGTGTCAAGGTGTCCTGATCGTCGTCCCAAGTGCCTGTTTCAAAATCCGACCAGACATAGGTGCTCCGCTCCCCAGACTTTGACACCACAGCGAAGTAGCCGTCCCAGCCACCAATCCAGACTCCTTCCGAGACTGGCTCGACCGGCGTCGCCGCAGCGGGCATTCCAGAGGCGTCCGCAAGATATGCCGGGAATCTAGAGCGACCGAGCAT